AAGTGGTGTCGCATACCAACCCAAATACGCAAAAGAAAATAGAGAAAGATATAATATTAGTGGTGTCAGACCAACGGTAAATACTTGGTATATTCCTTATGAAACTGTTGGAAGTGGAAAGATTAGTAATGACAAATTAAAGGGTGGACACCCGGCAGTATTTCCAAGAGAATTAGTAAGGAAGTGTATCAAGTTATCAGGATTAGAAAACGGAACATTATTTGATTGTTTTGCTGGAAGTGGAACATCATTAATAGCAGCCAAAGAAATGGGATTAGATTACTTTGGTTGTGATTTAGATAAAGATTATGTAGAGTTTATGAAAGCTCGTTTAGATAAAATAGAGAAACCATTAGAAATGTGGGAAAAGTTCGGTGGGTAGAAAACGAAAATATCATACAGAAAAAGAAAGACGAGAAGCTCAAAGAAAGTGGCAAATGGAACACTATCAACGAAACAAAGAAGAAATAAAAGAGAAAGCTCGTCAACGATATCGTCAAAAGAAAAAAAATGAATTATATGAAAAAAAAGCATCATCTTTGTATGGGGAACTTGATATTTAATATTGGTTATGAGTGAATCTTTAGTAAAATACGGAACATCTTTTCAGTCAAAAATTATCACATCATTATTACTGAACAATAAATTTATCAAAACCGTGTATGATATTTTAGAGGTAAGTTATTTTGATGCCGATAGTAATAAATTTCTAATCAAAGAAATCAAAAAGTATTTTGACCATTATAAAATCCCACCAACAATGGAAGCTCTAAAAGTTATCATTGATGAATTAGATAATGATGTATTGAAAACATCAGTTGTGGATTCATTAAGAAATGCTTGGAACCATAGAGAAAGTCCAGACTTAGATTTTGTTCAAGAAAAAACTATTGAGTTTTGTAGAAATCAAGTGATTAAAAAAGCAATTATGGATTCAGTAGAATTGTTGGATACTCAACAATATGATAAGATAAAGGGTGTAATTGATACTGCTATGAGAGCAGGAGTTGAAAGAGATATCGGACACGAATACATTACAGGTTTGGAAGAACGATTAACACAACAATCAAGAAAGTGTGTTCCAACAAAATGGGATAGTGTTAATGAACTAATGGACGGAGGATTAGCCGGTGGAGAGTTGGGTGTGATTGTAGCACCAGCAGGTATTGGTAAATCTTGGACACTACAAGCAATCGGAGCTGACGCAGTTCGTCAAGG